ATGGTTCATCTCTCCAACTAAATTTTCTATGTAAACGCATATAATCTAAGGATTCAACGCCTGCTATCTGTATGTATTGATCTTTAAACCAAGGAGTTTCTCTTACATATCCAATTGGGGATAAATGTCTAGCCATATCTTCACCTAAAACATTACACATTCTGTAATATAAATAAGGAATATCAAAATAATCACTATTATAACCTACTAAAATATCTGGGTCTATTTCTCTAAACTTTTCTAAAAATTTAGCTAATAATTCACCTTCTGATTTTACTGGGGTTATTTCTTTATGTGTTTTTTCAATTTTAGTATGTTTTAGTTGATTTTTAGTATCTAAAATTAAAATACCCCATTCATCTACCTGCTTATCGTACCAAGCTATAGATGTAACTTTTTTAGGGGCAGATTGAATATATTCAACAGTAAGAGCATCACCCATTTCTGTTTCAATATCAAAAAATAACTCTTTATGTGTAGTAGATACTTCATCATTGGTGCCATATTTTTCAATAAGGAATTTTTGATGTGCCTTCATATCATGAAAATGGAGCCCTGAATCATCATGGCCCCATCTACTAGTTTTTCTTAAAGTTTCTCCATTTAAACCTATATAATCACCTTCACCTTCAGGGCATTCTTTATAAGCAAAATTTGTCCATTCAACTTTCTCATGACCTGTGTCAGTCCAAAGATGAATTAAATGTTTATTAGTGCCTATCTTTCGAGCAAATGCTTTCTTGTAAGACATTATATACCTAAATTATCAAATTTAATATTAGCTAATTCATCAGCTGTGAAAAATTGTGATAAATCGGGCCTAAAATAATTAATAGATTTTAATACTTTCCTGTCTCTACTTCTATAAACAATGTAATAATCTCCTACCTTTTCGTAATGAGTATCCTCACCTACTCTTTGGGATTCACTTTCTGCTGTTTTAATAGCTTCTTCCTCGGTTTTACATGCTTTTGACATATTTGAGGCTTGTACTTCCTGATAAGCTGGCCATATTTTATCTTTAAGACCATGTAACATAACCCCATTACCTAAAGAAACGTAAGTAATATCACATAAAGCATCTAAAATCTCTACAATATTACCTTGTTCACAAGCTTCTCTATACTCTTCAAGTTCTTCAAGTATAAAATCATAAACAAACATCCATTCTTTTTTATTAGGAATAATGGGTTCATAATTATTAGGTTTACCAAAGGTTTTATTAAAGGTTTCTACCTCATTTACAAAATCCACACTATTTTGATATTCAAAAGGTATTTCTAATTGATTTAAATCGTTATTTCCTGTTAATTCTGCATAGTAGGGGTTTAGCTCCCCTGTTTGTGGGTCATATTTAGGAATTTCAAAAATTTGACCTTTTTTAGTTGGTGGAGTATAATTAGCATCCTTTACTTGTCTATACTCATTCATTGTTCTTTTTTTCATAACTTTTATTTTTTATATATTGTAGTTTCCACTATTTATTTTTAAACTATCAAAAAATTCTTTTCTTGCTAAATTATCATTGTCAGAAAATACTCCTGAGGCTTTTGTTGTAACCATTGCTGCCCCTTGATGTTTTACCCCCCTACATGATACACAATTATGAGTTCCTACTACAGTAACAATAACACCTCTATTACACTCTGTAATTTTATTTACAGCATTGTGTATTGCTGATGTTAATTGTTCTTGGATCGCCCCTCTTCTACCAAATAATTCAACTATTCTGTTTAATTTTGATAATCCAATTACTTGACCACCTTTACCTGCCACATAACCTATATGAACTACCCCTCCAATTGTTTGGTGGTGATGGGAACACATTGAGGTTAAGGGGATATTTCTTTCAATAATAATACCATCATACCCATCAGAAGGAAATGAAGTTATAGGAGACATTGCGGTATATCTACCTGCCCATAAATCATTAACATATGCTTTAGCTACACGTTTAGGTGTCTCCATTGAGTTTGGATCATCTCTCCAGTTACATTTTAAAGCATCCAAAAACTTACCATAAGCAAAAGTTGCTTCTTCTATCATTTGATCTTTATCTTCTTGTGTAAGGGGAAATCCAGGTGCAACCCCATTTGCAAATCCTTCTTTTACCACTTCTAATTCCTCGTGGATTTTTCTACGTTTGTTCTCCATATATATATTTTTTTAAGTGGTTTTGTTTCACTATTTTCGATTTGAATATAATAATTTTTTTTATAAATTCCAACCTAGGTTTTTGTAGTCTTGTATTGCTTGTGAATCTTCTCTTTCCCAAGGGTAAACTAGCCAATCATCATAATTCCATTCTTCTGCATAGAGGGTGGGTTCAAAACATGAAGTATGAGGTTTATAATATAAGGCTGATGTTTTAAGATTAAAAGGGAAAGAATATAATGTTTGGTATTTGTTTACAAAGTTTTTTAAAGTTTCTCCACTATCACAAATATCATCTATAATTAAAGTATCGGGGCCAATATCTCCTTTAGTCATTGGTATTTCTAATTTATGGGATACCATCACAGCAGGTATTAACCCCCCTCTTTGTAACCCATAAATATTTTCAAATTTATATTTGGATTTTTTTATTTTATGACATAACCTGTTTACTACTACTCCTAATTCATCCCAATCTATATAGTATTTTTCCATTTTTATCTTTTTCCTCCATGATATTCTACACCATGACCTTCTTCTATTAATATTCTATTAACTGGGAGTTCATATGTTGTGTATATTGTTCCTAAACATCTGCCAAATTTTCCTACCCCATGAGAGTATAACCTAAATTCATTATTAGATTCTTCTAAAATTTCTATTAATCTAGCTTTTGCAGCTAAACCTAATTTTTTTTCTTCTAAATCTCTTGTTCGGGATTCGGGGGCATTTATGCCATTTAATCTAATTCTAACTTTTTTAAATGTTTTAAAACCTAAATCTACCATTGCATCAACGGTATCACCATCTACTACTCTTATTGTTTTTGCTTTGTATTCAAACATAGATTGAATATACAAACAAAATATGAAAATTCCTAATTACTTTGTGGAAGAATGTTCAGGCATTTTTGCTCTAATTTCATCAACTAACCCCATTTCTACAGCTTCATCTGCACTTATCCACCAATCTTTTCTATCCCAGTTTCTTTTTATTTTAGCTTTAGATAATTTGGATCTACTTGTAAAGATATCTAATATCCTTCCTTCGAGTCTTTGAGTGAATCTTACTTCATCCTCTATTTCATATGTTTTACCTGAGGCTCCAAATGCAGCTCTATGAATCATAACCCATGCTTGTTGGCCTACCCATCTTACATCGCCGGCTTGTAATAAAACACCAGCCATTGAAGCTGCATATCCTAAAGTACCTGTTGTTATGTGATGACCCTGATATCTTAGGTCTTGGAGAAAATCAAATAGTTCAAATCCTGCTATAATACTTCCTCCAGGGGATGAAAATATTATTTCTATAGCACATTCAGAGTCTAACCTATGCCATTCAGTTAACTTTTCCATACACTTTTTAACTGAATCTGATGATACTTTAGAACTAAATCTATAAAGATGGTTCATATCATCTTTAGCATTTGTTAAATCAATATCTTCTAACTCACTCTCCAATTCTAGTTTTTTAAGTTCGAGTGAAATTTTACTTTGCTCCAAACTTATTTTTTCTTTTTCAAATAATATTTGGGTTTTATTAATATCAATTTCTTGTTTTTTGAAGTTGTTTTTTAAAATTTGGGCTTCAATTTCAATCTTTTTAGCTTCCGCCTCTAACTTTTTGACTTGTGCCGTTTTTATATCTAATTCTACTTTTTGTTCTTCTTTAGATGGTTTTTCTTCACTCATTTTTTAAGATTTTAAGTATTAAGTATTTAATATAAATATTAAACTTTAAACACTATATTGTATGTTAAACTTCTCTTTGAGTATCGAAGGCAATTATGTGATCTCTACCAGTCATATTATATCCTTCTTCTTCACACATTCTAAAAACTTTTTTATACATAGGTATTAAAGTTTCTCTAGTGTCACCTGCGGGCATGATATATGTTTTGTCCTTAGGGATATCTGTTAAGATTCTGAATTGTTCAATTTCATCTAGGTTTTCTTTTGTACCATCCCATACAGGTTTAAAGTGATAATCTTTATGATATTTTAAAGTTTTTAAAATAGCCTCATGATTTAATCTAAATTTATTATGTTGTTTAATCATTCTTTCATCTGTTTCTTTCCCATTAGGGGTTAAAGCTCCTAATTGAGGAACAGAATTAGAAAACTTAGGAGATAATGATATTAAATCAATCGGATAATCAGTTTCTAAAAAATGGCTTCCTTCAGTTTCAATTGTAATTAAAATGTTTCTTTCATGGGCAAAATGAGTTAATTCATTTACTAAAGCAGAATGCATTGTAGGTGAGCCCCCCGTTAACATCATCTCTTTTATATGAGGATTATCATCATATATTTTAATAATATCATTAAATGTAAATGTACCTTTTTCAGGGTGGATTGATGTATAAAATGAATCACACCAACCACCTTCTCCAAAATAACATCTGTGGGTACAACCTGTTGTTCTAACTGCAATGGTTGGTCTACCAAATCTGCTACCTTCACTTTGAACACATCTATATAGTTCTAATATTGGAAGAACCTTGTCATAGTTCTCAATACGTTTTAGTTGGTTTTCTTTTGGATGTTGGTAATTGTGTTCTGAGTGGAGTTTTCTATCGTGCATAACTTTTTTTATTTAAAATAATAACTTTCCTTCAAAGAATCAAATTCCCTTGAGGATATTTTTAGGATTTTCATCCATTTTGATTTTCGTTTTATTGAGAATTTTTCTGCTTCAGGTATTTTTCTTAGAAGCATATAAAGTTTATCCAATCTTTATCTTATTTTAGAATTTGTTTGTATCTTCTCTTTCCCACCAATTCATTCTTTTTAGTCTTCTATAAATACCATAGGGCTGTAAAGTAATTCCTATTAAAAAACCCCATAGGGTTAAATACATTAAAATAACAGGGAATAGTGGAATCCATCCGGTATAATATTCTTCTAAAACTAAGGGTGGAACATAAATTACTTGAAATATGCCATATAGCATACCTATAAATTTTCCTATACCTCTTCCATTATTAAAATAATGGTCAGTAAATACCCAATGTAAATAATTTTTTGGTGTTTTTTTATTTGTCATAATTTAAAAATTAGTGGAGGTAGAGGGACTCAAACCCACGACTTTCGCCTTGCAAAGGCGACGCTCTAGTCAACTGAGCTATACCCCCTAATTAAAATTGTCGGAGAAGGACTCGAACCTCCGTTTCGAGTACCAAAAACTCGCGTCCTGCCAAACTAGACGATCCGACATTATGTTAATAAATATTAATCTTCATAGTAAAGTGAAGAGTTTTTATCATTTTCAAAGCATTCTACTTTTACTACTTTACATCTTCCAGCATCGGTTTTTGATAAAACCTCATTAAAATGCTCATAAACCATTCTTGCACAAGATTCAGCCCCCATTTTCTCTAAAAAATGTACTTTAGCTAATCCCATTTGACCCATTTGTTCAAATATATCAGCATAAGGATCATCTTTTTGTATTAATGTGGTGTGATCCCACATATGATTCATCCATGATTTTAAACCATTACCTTTAGGTGCATCTTTAAATCCACCATAATCTACAATCCAATTCATATCATCTAGTCCATCATTTGCATCAAATGGGGTGTTAGATTCAAACCATACTTTAAATTTTAAAGCATATCCATGTAATAGTTGACAGTGTGAATGCTGTGCTTTCCATTGTCTTATTGCAACTGAATAGTTGTCAAATATTTTGGTTGATTGATATTTTCCCATTATACTAATTCTTCATAAATTCCTATTGCTTCACTAAGTATAAGAACAATTGCTGCTGTTTCCAAACTAAATGGTAGAAAACAATACCCAACTATTCTTATTCCTGATTTTATAAAACTAACTATTTGATGTTTTTTAGGATCTGGTATCTTTTGACCGTCTACTTCAATTATTCCATTTTTAACTTTAGTTTTATTAGTTAAAACTTCAATAATTTCATCCTTAATTTTTTCTTTTTCTTTTTTCTTCGGTTTATACGCCATAACTTTAATTTTAATGTTCTGATAAAACTCGTTCTACATGGTTTCTAGCAACTTCATAATTTACAGGACCATCCTCATTTGCATATTCAACAGGATCAGGTCTTCCTAATTTAATAAATGCCTCTATTCTTTCAACAGATGATGCCGATTTAAAATCTGAATACCATTTTCCTTCTCCTGTATCAGACCAAGGGAATACAATTTTAATTGGTTTGTAAGATGTATTTGTTCTTTTATAAACTTCATCAAAATCAACACCTAATTTTTCACAACATACTTCTCCATCCTTTAAAATGTCAAATTTATCTCCATTTAAGTAAGGTGTATAGGATGACACCCTAGATGCTTCCCAATTACCTTCAGCAAATGCTTTGTAATCCGCATCTCTAAATTCTTGCCTACAATCAGGATAAATTGCATGGTCCCCTGCATGAATGCCCATCGCTATTTTGACTGGTGATTCTGTTTTATTTGCTATGGATAATGCTACAGATTGTATAATAGATGAAAATATTTTATTTCTATTAGGTACTACTGTTGCCTTCATATTATCCTCTTCGTAATGTCCTTCAGGAACATCATCTCCACCTTCTACTAAAGCTGAATCTAATAGTGGTGTTAAACCATCTAATTTAATGGTTTGATAGGTTATTTTTTCAAAATTCTTTTCAATAGTTTCTCCATAATCATTTTTAGCTAATACTTTTTCGGAGTTAGAATTAAGATAATTAACTAATTCTTGTGCTCTTTCTAATTCAACTCTGTGTTTTTGACCATAATCAAAACTAAGGGCTGTTACTTTATAATCATTTGCTAATAGGTGAAGTAATAGTGTTGAGGAGTCCATCCCTCCTGAAAGACTAAGTACTGCTTGTTTCATTTATTTATTGTTTTTTGGTAAAAATTCTTTAAATTTATGTATATTATAAACTGCTGTGTCCCAATGTTCAGCTTCTCCTTTAAATTTATCTACTTTAGTAGATACTTTATCATCTAGCCCCCAATCTTCATATTGTATTCCTGATAAACCATGTATAACTGGGTTTGATGTATCTATTGTTTCTATAAAAGACATATCTTTATACCAACTAAATTCTTGGGGCACATTACACCCTAATAAATGTACTCTATCTGATTTGTTTATTAAACCATCCTCATAAAATTCTTTTACAACATTATACCTACCATGAGCTTTAGTTACAAATCTATTTTCCTTATTTGATGAGGTTGTTAATCCTTCTTCATAATACCAATCTGCGCCATAACTAAATGCTATTTTTTGATATCCCTGTGTTTTTAATATTCTATAACATTGTCGTGCTTCATTTTTATTATTAGCTTGTACAACTGCTACTGGGGTTGTTTCTTTAGGGTATGTTTTTCCAATCCATTCTTTAGCTGAGACTAGTGTGGAGGTTTTATCTTGCCAATAGTCAGGTACTATAAATTCATCGGGTTTAAAATAATTCATCCAATGCCATAAACGTTCAATGTTATATGGGGTCCCTAATTCATGCAATGAATTATCCATAATAATGTAACGTTGCATTTGTTTTGAATCTATAAAATATTGGACATAATCATCATTTTCATCTAATAAGTGGGGAAGACAATAGCAATAACTTGTAAGTCCTCTAACTTCTCTCATGTACCGTATTGGTGCTTCGTGTGCTACTTTCATATAACTTTATCTTTTTTTATACCTCCAAATATACGAAGAAGAAGTGGAATTTCCACCTTTTCTTAAACAATTATTTATAGCTGTTGGGTTTCCTTTTACAGCAATAGCTGCGGCTTCAATACTAAAATACTCTGCTATAAAGTTACCTTCCTTATCATATTGAAGGATGGGTTTTGCATTTCCAGGCTTAGGAATACCTTTAACTGCTTTACTAATATTTTGTTTATGTTCTTCACTTATAGTTTTTCCTTTTCTATGAGAGGGTTTATTTAATTTTCCTTTAGAAATGTTTATTCTATGTTCCTCACTTATGGTTTTTCCTTTTCTATGGGAAATACTACGTTTACCTTTATTTTTCAAACCTGCAAGGCTTATTTTTGATTTTGTTTCAGTAGTATGAGTTTTTACACCCCCACCACCAGGATTACAATTTAACCCATTTTCAAAAGAATTATATTTTTTAATATAATATTTTTCTCTATTAATCAAATCTTTAGTATATTCTATTATTTCAACTTTATGAGAATTCCATCCATGTTCTAGTATAGATT